CTGGTGTTACCACTGCTGGGACTGCAGTAGGTGCAGCGACAGGAGCCGGTGCTGCAGGAGCAGCTTGCGGTGCAGGTGCGGGTTGCGCTGGCATTGGTTGACCAGCTTGCTGCGCCTGATATTGCTCTTGAGATATAGTAGGTACTTGCGCAAGATTCTTAACTGCGGCCTGCATCTGTTGAGCAGCCGGACTTAAATTACCTGATGCGCCAACAATCATATCATCATGTTTCTTCATTTGACCATACGTGGTACCCATGAGATTCATAACAGCAGCCTTCGCCTCCGGTGTCATATTCGGATCCATAATATTACAGGTCGGCTAGGAGGTCATCGATATCAGCATCCGAAGTATCTGCTACCGGTACTGAAGTTGGTTCAGCAACAGGCGCTGGATCAGGAGTAAATGGTGGTGAAGTACTTTCAACAACTGGAGCACTGTCAGTAGATGAATCACGTACATGGAAATGTTCATCAAGCATTTGCTTAAGCTCATCAGTAGACTTAAGAGTAAATACATCTTTAAGGTTATGTACACTATCATAGATACTCTTCTGCTTCTCTTCATCAAGCCCAAGTTTACCTACACCAGTAAAGCGTGAACTAACATAAGTAGGATAATCACCTTGCTGCTCAACCTTAACTTTAAAGTTAACACCATCATCACCGAGATCAAATACCTTAGCACCGAACTCTTCTGAGTCTTCACCTTCGATAGCTTCGTGAATAATCTTCTGAAGCTGCTTACCATAACGAAGAAGTTTAACCTTACCGTTATTATCTGGGTTAGTAGGATCATCTACAACAAAGACATTAACAAGCCACTTCTCCATACGACGGAGAGCACTTGCTTTCTCTTTCTCTTCATCAGTACCCATACGAGAGAGACGGAAACGCTCTTCTTGAATAGGGCAACGCTCTTCAAACGTTTGAGGAGATAGAGTCTGGACATACTGACCATTAGCGAAGGATACCCAACCCATATTATAATAATGGAAGAAGGTATCTACCGGTGATGGAGAGTAAGGTAGTAAACGAACGGTATATGTATTACCGGGCTTACATTGAATGATCTCAGAGAACTTGGATTGCTTTTTTGAATCAGAAGCCAAGGCACCTTTGATACTTTCGAACATGGACATATTAAACGCACTCATAATTATTTTATTCTATACTATTTTTGTTTTATTTCAACTATTGTTTTTATTTTGGTTATACCATCTTTGGCCTTTAACTTGTATGTTGCAGAGCCAGAGAACTTTGTACGCGTACGCGCGAAAACTGTATGGAAGTCTTGAACGATAAAGTTGAGAACAGCGTTCTCAACTGACTTAATTGTATGTTCAACCTCCAATGCATGTATTAAGTAAAATGTTAACCTATGTTCTTGTAAATGCAAGAGGCAAGTCGGCATATTACCTGTTATATGTGTTTTATATTGATCAACAGAAATATTACTATCAATGCAGTAATTATAAATGAACTTTAACCCCTCCTTAAGAGTATTAATATTTTCTTCTGTATCAGGATTAGATAGTTCCTTTTCTTTCATGTACAACGAGTAGCATCTTAATGCCTTACGTGTATTAAAAAATCTTAAATCGAAGTACTCATCTTTGGAGTATACTTCAAATGGAGCAGCGAACCAATCTCGATAATTAATATGTGTATGCTTATTGAAAAAGCCAGATAACTTCTTAAGAGCGATGAAATCTTCATCTTTTAATTTACTGAAGTCTTTTCTAAACTTCGTAGGTTGGTTTTTAGCAGATCTAGTAGCATATAAGTAGCTATTATATATCTGCTTCTCACGCTCACTTACCATCTATACGTATTATAGACGCAAAGTTTGAATAATCAACTACTCCTCTTGAAAGATTGTCTTATTTTGATTCAGGTACTTAGTAATATACTTGGATTCAGCAATCTGTGGCTCAAACTTAAGGAATAAAGTAACTAGTTCAAAGTTATTATCAACAGTAAGTAGTACTTTAAGAATATTACGTAGTTTCGATTCTTTAAGTATTAATACAAATACATTCTGTGGTGATAACTTCTTACCTTTTAGTAGACAACAAAAAGTACAAAAGCATAACAGTAGATGTTCTACTTCTTGTGTTGCTATATTACCAGATGGTGACTGTATCTTAGGTGGCTGCATTATTCAATAGGTATAAATTTTTGACTAAAAGCCATAAACCTGTCTTCAAGCTTACCTCCAGCCAAATTATGTGAACCACCACCATCACAGAGCTTTTCTGCTAACTCACCTAAATGAGCTTTGCATCCTTTTCTCTTTCTAAATGTAACAATCTTACGATCCAAGTTAACCATGATTGCAATGTCTGCATCATACTTATCAATTATGTAATTTGCTACTTCATTAACTGTAGTAGTTACAAACGTTGATACAATCTTATTCTCTTTACCATGTACAACAAACTTTGGACTATCAAGTTGTTCTACAAAGCGTTTAAAAAATAATTTTATAGAGCCTTTCTCATGTGGGGTATATTCTCTCAACCCATCAGCGAATGATTCAATAAACTGTTTTACTTTTGGTCTATTATAACCATAGTAGATTGCATTTAGTTTTGCAGGTTCAATTTCCTTTGGGAAGTCAAATGACCAACTATCATATTGATCTATTAACCCAACTAGTTCCTTTTGAGGTTCTGTTAGGTTAAGTTTTGACTCAAACTTATCAGCAATTAGCTTTGTACATGAACTATACTCTTTTAGTATAGTTTTAGCTTTAGTATACTTTGCAATATGCTCAACATGTGATGCATGATGATCTATTATTACAACATTGTCGCGATTAATTGCTTCAGCTTGTTCTTCACTTAAGGAAAGATCACAAACAAATATCTTATCAAAATGGTCTAATGTATTCCAACGACTTTTAAACTCGTTAAGAATATTCCACTCTGTAGTATCAACGATAATAACTTCATGACCGGTAAATAGCTTCTTTAATAATAATGCCGAGCCTGCGCCATCGAGATCGTTATCTGTAAAGACCAATATATTCACCTAGAATATTTANCNTNNNNTTNANNTAAATCAACTACTGAATGCNGCTAGTGATTGCAATGCAGTATCATCTTCTTCGAGATCTACATCATCTGCTTGNTCAATAGTNAAAGTNTCNTACTTAATACGCATCGCTTGAGTCATACCTCGAGGACCATAACGATTCTTCATCATACCTAACCTAATAATACCCAAGTCTCTATCCTCATCATTCTGGAAGATAGACATAATAACATCAGCAGTAGCAGCCAAGCCAATAGATTCGGAGATAGTAGCTAGATCAGGATTATCTTGATCGAAACCAGCCCTATTCAACTGAGTAGCACTAATGATAGGACAGTTAAATAGGTAAGACATTGCTCTACACTTCTCTGTAACGTTCTTAATACGTTCATAAGAGTTAGTACCTACAGCAGAGTGAATTAAATTAAGGTAATCTATAACTATAGCATCTAACTGAATACCTTGATCACCAAACTTCTTAATATAGGCTTGTATCTGACCTGGAGTTACAGTAGAAGGAGGAAACTCTTTAATAAAGATCTGACCTGGCTCTTCTTTAATAGCAGCTCTCAAAGATGCACCATTGATAGCCATTTCCTTCATTGGAATCTTTGATATGTTAGTACATACCCGTCTTGCATAAAGTAGCTCAGACATCTCTAGAGTAATAAGCAATACATTCTTACCCTGATTAGCAATATTAGTAGCTACATTACCAAGGAAGATAGACTTACCAATATTAGTCTCACCAGCAAAAACATATAACGACTTACCTGCTTGCAAAAAGCCACCATCTAAAGCATCATCAAGCCATTCCCAATTAGAGGGTATCTTATCTTGAACAGTATTCATATCTTCGATGATATGATCAATATCACCATGAATATCTAAACCAAGATCAGTAACTAGACTAATATTACAACTCTTCTCAAACTTATCTAATACATTTGAAGTATCTACTTCACCAGATGCAACATCTTCAGCTACATTTAGCATTGTATAGTATACAGCTTTCTCTTTTAAGAATCGTTCTGTATTTTCATACAACTCATCTTTATCAAGATGCTTATCAATATCTGAAAATGACTTGACAAGCCTCTTAAAAGATTCTTTCATATCATCAGTAATCAGATAAGACTTAATCTCTGTAATAGTAGGTATCTTATTCCTCTTCTCGTTAAAGTCTTTAATGATCTCAAAGACACCAGCAATATCTTTATTCTTAAAGTATTCTGGCTTTACATGATCTGCAATAGTACTTAGATACCCGCTATCAGTAAGCGATTTAAACATGAGAACATTCTCAAATGTATCTAAACAAAGTCTTGCCATCTTTATTAGTATAAAGTATTACAGATCATAATCAAGCTAAACCTTGACAATCTTTCCTGCATACTTATCATACTTTTCCATAAACCAGTCTTGGCCAGCATTCCAGTCATCAGTAAAGGACTGTAGTCCTGGTGATGCATGTGTAATATACGCATCTACTACACCGCATTTAAGTCCAGCAAGAGATGCATCTAGAGTATATGCAATATCATAGAAGTGAAATCCTGTAGGGCATGATTCATCAAAGCGTATCTTCTTAA